TAGCCAGTGGGCAACAATTACCCCTTGGTCTGAGTCAGTGTTTCGTTCAAGTGTTGCGATAGTCCATGTAGCCATTTTAATCTCCAAATGCGGCTACACAAATAGCCTGTACGTTAGCGGGTTCAGACGAGTAGTCGTCACCTGATTGAATTACATGACGGTGATACGACTGTGAAATCACAGCGCCGTCTTCGAGTACCTTAGTAGCAGTCCGTACTTGAACAAAGGTTACGTCGTTGCCGTCTTCATCTTGTCCTGTAACTACTTCAATTTTGTCTGCTGTTACGCTTTTAGTTAATGCCATTGTCTTTCTCCTTTAGTCCGTCTCAAGAATCCACTTGAAATAATTAAGCTGTTTGGTAGGTATAGGTAAATCTAACAAAATCTGTGGTGCCGGAAGTAATATCCTGCACCTGCAAGGCAACGTCGTTTGTGTTATCGCCATAGGCTCTAAACTGACAAACTGCTACCGCACCGCCTACACCATCTGGAACAACATTTGTAATTGATGCGTTTATGGAGCCAGTGTCTAAACTGTCGTAAACAAGAGTGCCTACGTCTTCACAAGACGAATTTGTCGCAAAAGGCAAGTCCATATATAAAGTGTTAGCGCCTGTCATGCCTGTAGTATCTATGTTGTTCATTGCACTGGTAAAACTGCACGTAACCAGCCTTCCTACTTTGGTGTATGTGCCTGTCTTTGTTGTAGGCGATGCGTTGCCACCAGATGTTGCGTCTCGAAGAGTGGCTGTAAACGTCCCTTCTTCGTAGTCGTCTAGCAGATTTGCCGCCGCTGTGCCGCCTAGGTACGCACCGCCTGACAGGTAAAGGTCTTTGAAGCGTCCAGAGGAATAACCTAAATCTTGAACGCCATCTTCAAAAGCACCTGTGCTTGTACAAGGAACAATTCGTTCGCTACCAAATACTAAGCCTGAGTCATTTCCAAAAGTAGAATGTATGTAAAATCCATCAGCAGAAGAAGTACCAATACTACCGACTGTTGCGTTGTCTTTGTAAAAATCTACCAAAGAGCCATCAGTAGAAAGCCTGTTAATCAACAAAGGATTATCGCCTGAACGAGTCATCCAGACTTTCCCTGCTGTGCCTCCTTGGTTAATTTCAACACCAGCAGTTCCTAAAGCAGTTCCGCTTTTCCCAACCAACAAGTTGCCGCTTGCATCTATGCGCATGGCTTCTGCGCCATCTGTTTCAAAGACCAGTGGAGTAGCGGTAAGCGTTTCAAGTGATGTTTGACTGGCCGTTGTAAGTATTCTGGAGGTAGCCGTACCGTTCACTTGGTTCTCTAGAATTGAGCCAGTAACATCACCAAGAGCTACACGAACATAGCCAGTGCTGGTTGTAATTGACGATACACCAATACCAACATTCCCGCTTGAGTCGATACGCATGCGTTCTGTAGCCGCTGATGCACCTGAAGAAGTGCCTAAAACAAGCTCTGCATCTCCCTGTGCGTTTGCATATTCAGCTTTAACAAAAGACTTAACTGCCGCACCATCTGTAGCATAAAACTCTAGCTTGCCTAAAGTATCTCCACTGGCGACAAAAGTGTCAGTGTCTGTAATGCGTAATGTATTGTTTTCTGAGCCGTTATTGTTCGCGGCTAATTCAAGCAAGACGTTTGGCGAATCTGTACCAATACCGACGTTGTTAGAGTCATCAAGCGTAACCGCAGCAGTCGTAGAACCAGAGTTGTAGAAACCTAAGTCACCATCAGCATCCACGCCAATTTGCCAGTTTTCATTGGCTCCAGCAGGTTCATAAATAGATATTGCATGGGCGTCAGAATCACTACGTACCGCCAATACGCCATCAGGCGATGCTGGAATAGTGCCTCCAATTTTTGCATCATCAGCAGTCACATCACCCGTTACGTCGATGCCTGTAGAGTTAACAGTAAGTTTTGTAGAGCCACTTTCTTGAACTTGGAAAGTACCGCCAGAATTAAATCTTGCAAATAAACCGCCTGACGTTCCGAATAAGTAGCCTCGTGCAACTCCACCTGAATCAGCCGCAATAAAATCTGAAGTTGCTTTTACTTGTCCAGTTACGTCGATGCCTGTGGAGGTGGTGGCTAGTTTGGCGCTTGTGTTGTGGTATAGAGTTGTTTCTGAGTCTATATCAATTTGCATAACAACATTGTCGCTTCCATCAAGGAAGTTAAAGTTGTTGCCGTTTGACTTGAAATTTAAATTACCTGTACCAGCATCCTCAATATAGTTTTGCGAACCTGTGTGATAAATCTGTAGGTCAGAGCCAGCGCCGAAGATAGCCTTCGCGTTGTCAGCAAAGTTAATGTCAGCAGAGGTAGTCATACCGTCTGTGGTGATAACGCCTGTGACATCTATGCCTGTGGAGGTGGTGGCTAAACGAGCAGTATTGTCGTAGTAAGCAGTAACAGCACCGTTTTCTACGCCTTTTAAATACTCTTCACCTGATGAACTTCGTAAAAATAAATTTGTTGCTCTAATGTATAACGAACCAGTCCCTTGCTCATCTACAAAACTTCCAGAACCACTATGATAAATCTGTAGGTCAGAGCCAGCACCAAAAATAGCCTTGTCGTTGTCGCCAAACAGGATGTCATTGCCGTTAGAAGCAAGATCACCACCTAGTTGTGGCGTAGTGTCTTCTACTACGTTCTGTAAAGCAGAGTCAGCAGTAGAGCCTTGTGCGGCTGTAGCATAGTCAGCAGAGTCAAAGGCTTTAACTTGTGCTAGGTTAGTAACCTCTGAGTCCATCAAGGCACCAGCAGCAGTTACATTAGCTGTATCAGTTACATCTGCACTAGCTTCAATACCGTCTAACTTAGCACCGTCTGTAGCTACGTCACGTCCATCTAAGAGGCCATCAGTAGTCAAGTTACCCGACACTACTGGGGCAGACAAAGTCTTGTTAGACAGCGTTTGTGAGCCTGTCAGGGTAGCTACAGTAGAGTCAATGGCTAAGGTTACACCAGTGCCTGAAGCAGTGGAGTCAATACCTGTGCCACCTAAGATACCTAAAGACTCAGAGTCTAGGTCAATGTCAATGCTAGTGGAGCCATCAGTTACATCAAGATCCTGTGCAGTAACCTGTGAGTCTACGTAGGCTTTAACTGACTGTTGCGTAGGGACAAGCGTAGCACTGTCGGATGCCATGTTGTCTTCATCAACAAATGCAGTGATAGCAATAGTACCATCAGAGATAGTTTCAAAAGTAGTGGTGCCAGTAAGTGCAGCGTCATTAGCGTTTGCTTTAGTTGCTGATGCAGTTGCAATGTTATTAAACTCTGTATCAATCTCAGAGCCTTTTACAATCTTTGCAGAGTTACCTGAAGGTAGAGCATCTTTTGCTGCAAAGTCAGTAGTTTTTGTATAGTTCGTCATTAGATTAATCTACCTATAAGTGCTTCAATGTTTACTTCTTGGATGGACAATGATCTTTCATTAATTGTACAGTCCAAGCCAATAGTGGCTACCCTGCCAGATCCAGTTGCTTTAGCTTTAGCTGTGTCAATAATAATTGTAGCACTGTATTCTGATGTGCTTACGTTGTACTCAGATATGCCATACTCAGCAATACTAGCGTTGGCTACAGTTACAGCTTGCTTTGTGTACCCTTCAGTATAGTCATATCCCCAGTTAACTGTTACTGGTGCGCCTTGACCACCAATAACTGTAAAGTTAATTTCTTTTAAGATCTTTAGTCTACTAGCGTCACCAAAGGACAATGGGTTAGTGTAGTAACGCATTGTGTAGGTATCAGTGTCATCTAAGTAACCATTGTACTTGTTGATACCTTTAACAGAGCCTAAGTACAGAGTACCATCCGCTGCCCTGTCACCACATAAGATCTTAGTGCTAGGCCAAGTAGTCACACGGTTACTACCGTCCTCTAGTTTACCTCTGACATCAAAACAATAAACAATAGAGCTTGTAGGCAAGAACAGTAGATAGAAAGAATGCTCTGGACTGTAAACAGACTTAATGTTGTTAGTCTGTGTGTTGACAGTGAACATCATCTCATCACGTACATTCTTAGATACGTCACCAATAGGGTTAGACTTCTCTTGGATAACTCTACCTAAACTACGTACACCTGTGTCAGACAGGAAGATTAAGTCTGTACCTGTAGACTGTACTGTATCCCTAGCAATACAGCCAATGTTAGTAATAACATCAGCAAGTACCATAGAAGACGGTGAGCTTGCACCAGAGTACAATAGAATACTACGCTTACCAAAGATAACCAAAAAGTCGTTAAACTCTGCTAAGGCTACAATCTCATCGTGTCCTGTAGGCCACACTGTAGTCAAGTCTAGTGAGCCTGAACTACCGCCTGACCAAGCATGGCCTGCCAATAAATCAGACCAATACAAAGTGTATTTGTTACCAGTAACGTCAGCAGCCCAAATGCGACCAAAGGCTGCTAGAGCTTCGTTAGCTTGTGGTGGTGTACCTGTAGCATGAGCATGGTTGCTATGAGATTCAAGGACACCTGTGCCTGATTCATCAGTGTATATAAGATACTCATGGTCTCTTTGGAAGAAGAAACAGTGATTGTTAAAGTTTACAATCTTCCAGTTGTTTGCACTGACAGTATAAGCAGCAGGTGTAATGTCTGTTAGTGTAGTAGTCCCACTAAAGATTTTATTATTGCCAGTAGAGAATACTGCAATGTCACCACTTTGGTCTACAAACTCAAAGATAGTCTCAATGCCAATGCTAGACCCTAGTGGCGTAGCACTGCTTGTGAGCTTATCTAAGCCCTGTCTAGCGCCAATACGTCCGTACTTATCTACTACCATATTCTCAGCAATAGACGCAAAGGACGCATCCTGAGTAACAGGGGAGTCTTGTGTGTTAAGTCCCTTGAAACCCGGAGCAGCAATATAAATGTTTTGTCTTTCTTGAGCCATTACGGAACCGTGTAAATAAATTCTTCAGGGTTCTTGTAAGCATCCAATGCAATGGCATCAGACAAGTGCTTATCTGCAATCAAGAAGTAATCCTGTGCTGTAGTACCGCCTGTCTCACCACGCTCCCTAGCCAACAAAGCTACAGCGTTATGGACAATAGCATTCTTAGGTAAGACTGTAGTATCTGCATCTCCAGATAACTCAGGCTCCCTAGCAATTAAATCAAAACGTAAACTAAACACACCTGATGGTTTAGGGTATACTCTTACTTTAGTATCATTGTTACTGTCAATACCACTAAAAGTATATGAGTCAGGACTACCAGTTACTTCACCAGATATGTAATAAGCATTGTTAAACCAGTTAGGTGACTCATAGTGCATAAAGAAGTTTGATGTGTCGTTAATGACACTATATATTTTAACACGTTCTCCAGCGTTTGTCAAGCTATATTCTGTAGTATTTTCAACAGTAGGTACTACAATAGTTGTACGTAATGTAGACCACTGGTGTGAGTCTTCCACTACTTGTTTAGCATCGTTGACAAAGTCTCCCACCATCTTACTATAAGTGTTCTGTGTTACACTTGCTACTTCATCTTCTCGTAGCCTACGTAGTACCTCGTTGACTATGTTCAAATATGTGGTACTCATACAAATCCTCTAAATAAATTTAAGGAGACAGGAGCTTGATAACCTTGTAAAGGAAGTGTTCTTTCCAATAACTCAGGTGCTTCATATGTTTTTCTAAACTTATAGTCTTCAAAGTCTTTAGGTGTAAAGCCTGTCCCTACGCCTCCACCAGCACCGCCTCCCATACCAGCTAGTAAGCCTAAGCCTAGTCCTGCACCTATGCCAGCCCCTGCACCTTGACCTCTGCCTGTGCCTAAGCCTTCGCCGTATTTAGCCTCACCAAGAGCTTTTCCTGCTGCTACAGCTTCATCTACAGCAGTTTTCCCAGCAGCTACAGCTTCATCTACTTTAGTATTACCAGCCTCTACAGCATCAGCTAAAGTTTTTTGAGACTGTTCAATTTCTTGCCTTAGCATCCCTTCGTACTTAGTTATGGATTCAACAAGACGATCATTACCTTGCTGCACAGCAGCTTCTTTAGCTTCTTGAGCCTCGCTTAGTTTGCCTTGTAGACTTTCTACAGTACCTTTAAGACCCGTAACTGCTTCATTCAAACCATCAATATCTGACTGTAGTGCTTCCGTTACGTCACGTTGCTCCGCTAAGTCTGCTTTTGTAGACTCAAGAGTTTCTGAAAGTTTATTGGAAGTCTCTGTTGCTGTTTTTCTGTACTCAGCAGCTTCCTGCTCTATCCTAGTTCTTTCCTGCTCTGCTTTAGTTCTTGCTTCAACTTCTTTAGCAGCGTTAGCTTTAGCTTCAGCTTCTCTAGCTTTAGCTTCTGAGGCTTGACGTTCAGCCTCTTGTCTAGCTTCTGTTTCCTTAGCAGCAGTTGCTCTATCAGCGGCTGCTTGTTCTTCTATTCTAGCTCTTGCAGCCTCTGCTTCAGCAGCTTTAGCTTGCGCTTGGCTTGCAGCAGTGCGGTCTTGTGCAGCTTTTTCTAAAGCAGCTTGTCTATCTTGCTCTGCTTGAGCAGATTGTTGTCTTGCTGCTTCTGCTTCTTGCTCTGCTTTTTCTCTGGCAGCAACTGCTTGCTCTGCTTTAGCTTTAGCTTCTTGAGTTTCTTGCTGTGCTGTAGCTAAATTCTCTTGAGCTTGCGTTAATCCTTCTTGGCCTTCAGCAAACCCTTCTTCTCTAGCTGTAGTAAGATCTGCTTCACCAAATGGTGTAGTGTCTACAGTATCTGTAAATATGTCTGTAGGCTCTACAGCTTCTACAGGAGGCTCTACACCTATAGGCTCTGGTATAGGTATAGGATCTGGTGTAGGTGCAGTAGTAGCTACAGGTGTAACTGGAGGAGCTACTGTGGGCTGTGGTGCTGTAGTAGGAGTAGTTGTAGATGCTAGTGTAGCTAATGTGTTAGTTAATAAAGCATTAGTAACAGACCCCGGTGATGTCAATGTTGGAGGCTGTACTACAGGAGTTATAGTTGCACTAGGCGCTGCGGGTGCTGTGACTGTTGTTGCTGGTGCTGATGGTGCTGCTGCACTTGAAGCTCCACCTCCACCTCCGGGCTGTGTAGGCACAACAGGACGCTCTATCTTTGGTTCTGTTAGAGCCTCAACATTTACAATAGCATTAGTTTCAGGACGATAAACGTCTGGAAGAATGTCTGATTTATACGCATCTGCGCCGCTTCTTCTTAAATAATCCTCAACTACTTGTCTTTGTTGACCAGACATATCAGTAGTTGTAATACCTCCAAATACTTCTGATATTTCTTGAGCTAGTATATTTGGCCTGCTAGGGTCAAAAGCAGTGTTCCTGACACCATCAAAACCAAAAGCCTCAAGACCTGCAGTATCTCCAAAACCAATTAGTAAGTTTTCAAGTGAGTCATTACTCATAGAATTAAGACGTTTAAGAGCATCTGTAGAAGAATACCCTAGTTCTTCTAAATGACCTACAGCTCTATCTAAAGCATCGTATCTAGGAGTTTGAGCATCTGTAGGTTCTAAAAAATCAGTAACTGTATCTGTTACAGTTTCTTTAGCACCTGTTATGGTATCTCTAACTTCTTCTACAGTCTCTTTAACTCCTTCTACAGTTTCTTTAGCCTTGTCTACTACAGAAGATTCTTCAGTAGTTTCTCCAGCAGGAGCAGTTACTGCATCGTTAGTTTTTAGTGCTTCTAAAGCATCTTTGCCAAGAGACATACCAGCAGCAAGTAACCCTGCTTGTAAGGGGTCGCCACCAGTTAACTCTGCAATAGCAGCAGAGCTAAGTCCTCTAGCACCAGCAGTGCCAAAAGTACCTAAGTTTGCTCCAGTAATAAGAGGATCTGCAAATCCACCTAAGCCGCCTGTAAGAGCCGCTGTTAAAGGATCGCCACCTGTGACTGCTGCTGTAGCTGCGCCAGTTAAAGCTCCTGTAAGAGCAGGCTGTAATGCCGCTGGCGCACCTAAGCCTGAAGATATGCTTCCTGCTATTGGCCCAAACAACCCTGCTCCAGCTATTGCAGGTAGCCCAGCTTCTACAACATCTCCTACGTAGTCCATGAAGCCTTTGCTTCTGTCTACAGTCTGTATTTCACCAAAAGTAAAAGGATCGTATACGTACTCAGATGCGTTGTTACGGCTTATGCGCTGTGGAGATATGTCATATTTGGCATATATCTCTTGTACTTGAGGTGAGCGTTCATAGGCTTGTATCAGTGCATTCTGATAACTCTGACCTTCTAGCTGTGCCTGTGCTACCTCTGGGGCCATAACAGGCATAAGTTCTTCTTGGAACTTCTTTAGGTTCTCATTAGAGATATTGCCGTAGTCAAAGGCATAACCTTCAAAGTCTTCTAAGGTCTTGTCAAACTTAAACTCACCTACATTACTAGTGTCTATGCCACCGGGTACAATAAATAAATCTTCTACAGGAGCGTATGCACCTGCTTCAGCCATGTCAGCGCCGGATGTAATATAGCCTTGGTCTGATAAAGAGCTTTGAAGAATGTCTGCAAACTCTGATGGATCTTCTCCAGCACGCAAAGCATCGTAGTAAGTAGAGATGTTAGCAGGCTGTACTTGTGCTGCTTTAGCTGCATCTGCTTCTGCTTGTCGCCTATTACGTTCCTCTACTTCTGCTTTTAGTGCAGCAAGTCTAGCCGCCTCAGCAGCTTGGTATTCACGCTCTGCTCTGCCTCGTTCTTCTGCTTGTCTTTGTAAAGCAAGGGGGTCAAAGCCTCCACTGCCAAACAATCCTCCGGGTACAGATATTTGAAACATTACTTACCCCAGTGAGACAAAGTTTTGATACCAAAGCTGGCAGCTATAGCGCCACCTAAGAATGCTTTGTAGTAGTCAGGCATAGTAGACAATACGGCAAACCCTTCTTGTACGTAGGGTACTATACTAGGGATGAAGGCTCCAATTAAAGGTAAACTCAAAATAACTGCAAACCATTCGTCCTTCCATGAGGATTGTGATGCAGCGGCTTGTTGAGTTTCCCAGTCTGCGTCAGCATTAATCTTACGCATTTTGGACTCATGGACAGCTTGCTTTTCAGCAGCTTTATTTTTAAGGAAAGTACCAGCTAAGTTAGCTATAGGGCTAATCAACGCTTGCCACATGTTACACTCCTTAAAGATAAAGCTAAGGGGCCACCGTAGCAGCCCCCAGCTAAATGATTGTTACTTAGGAACAACCAAGGTCAAACCTGACTCAGGACGCAGTACGCTTACGCCGTACAGAGTATCTGAGGTGAACAGGTTAGCAAGGAACTCTTGCTTGTACTGAGTCTGAGAACGAACGCCCAGTTGCTCAGCCATTACAATTGCATCCTTTTGGAACAACAGTGCGCCCAAAGAGTCTACAGCAGAAGCAGAGTTATCAGCAGCAGTTTCAACTACAGGGCAGTTGGTGCTAACAAATACGTCAATACCATACAGTTGACCTATTTGACCACCAGTTACCTGACCGTTGTTTACGAAGTCAGAACTTACGTAACGGTCAATACCCATGATGGTGTTGCGTACTGAAGGAGGAATGACGAAGCAACGGTTTTCCATTGGTACGTCAGCGTCATCCAGCTTTTGAATGATAGCGCGGAAACCAGCGTCAGTGAATACATCAGCAGTGGTTACAGTGTCAGCCGTATAGGTAGACAGACCGTTGGTAGCGTCTACAAAGAACGTACCACCATTGTTGAGGTAAGTCGTAGAAGACGTACCAGCAGAGCCAAGGCCAGTAGCCAAGCTGTGCAGGTCGGTGTCAACTTGCTTCGCCAAAGCGTAGCCAGCATCTTCCGTGTAGAACTGACGTAGTGAGCTAAGAGCCTGTACGTCCGTAATGTCTTCAATCAAACGTGAGTATTCAAAGTGCTTGTCAATAGAGATCTGCACTTCACCTTCCGTAGCGTTCTGTACCGTTACAGCAGTGTTCTCAGCTTTAGCATGAGCATCACCACGGACAGGCTTAGGCACATGGATGGTATCACCCTTCTTGCCAGCCATAGACATCTTCTTGACAAGGTTTGCCAATACAAGGTTCTTCTGGTAGGCTGCAACAATCTCATCACTCCAAATTTCTGGAATAAAAGTAGCTGCGCTAGTGTTGTCTACAAACCCGCCAGTTGCGGGATATACTGAATCAGTCATAATAAATATCTCCTAAGATATACTATCTGACCCGTTTCTCCGCATACGCCTTCATAATCTCTGGTTGTAGAGCAGCATAGCGGTCAGGGTCGGTTCTCATAAGGTTAATAATGTCTGCGCGTCGGTAGATCTTCTTAGGTGCTGATTCATTGCTACCACGGGCATTACCTGTGGAAGCTGCTTTAACTGCTTGTTTACGGGATTGCTCCTCTACAGCGGCAGTCTGCTGTACAATGTTCTGTCGCTCTTTCCACAAGCTAAATAGCTCATCAGCGGCTTCACTGTCGTACTGCTGGTCTGCTGCTACAAACAGCTTAGTCCTAACATTAGATGCTTTAATCCATTCAGCAAAGTTTGCATCTTGCAAAATGTTCTGCATATCAGGGTGCTTACGTTGTAGCTCTGATAGTGCAGTACTTGCACGATACTGTTGCGTTACGGCTTCAGCTTCCTTAATCTTAGGATGGTTCTGAATAGCCCTGTCTACAGCCTTATCAGGGTCTGTAAACCAATCTACTTCTTCGTCTTGTTGTGGTGCTTGTTGCGTATCTTGCGTGAGTTGTGTCTGGATATACGTATCAACAACTTTACGTAGCTCACCTACTTCAGAACTTTGTCGGCCCAATAGCTTCTCAGCTTCTTGGTGCATTTGTACAAGTTCTTCAGCAGTCTTGCCTTTATATTTGTCAGGTATCTCAGGTTCCTGTGGTTCAGGAGTTTCCTGTTGCTCCTCAGCAAACATCTCTAGTTGTTTTTCGTTTTCTTCTTGATTATCCTGACGCTCAGGTTCAATAATCTTAGCCATTATTAACTCCGTACCTTAGTATTGTGGAGGTTTTTATTATGAAGGTTCTCTACGAGGTTTGCCTTCGTTCATGTGCCATGTGTTGTTCCCTACGCTTGACCCATCTATCATGTGCATCAGGGAAGTCTCCACTGATACCTTCAAGATTAGATCTTACCGGGGAGATAACACGTTTAGCGTCTAAGCCACAACTGCACCTAGAAGTTGTGACATCAGACCTAACTAAATCTTCAAACTTATGTCCATCAGGACATCTAAAATCAAACAGCCTCATCTACAGCTTCCTCAGAGTCTTCTGATTCTGCTTGAGAATGAGCATTGTCAATCTGTGTTTCAAGATTAAGTATAGTTGCTAGGATAGCTAACTGTCCCTTACGGAAGTTCAAGTTATCATTATCCGTAGTCATCTCTACTGAGTTGATTTGTCCAACATTACCTTGTAAGTCAGAGATTAACTGTTTCCAGCCTTCTGAACGAAACATTGAGAAGTAATTGTTGAAATATGTTTCTAACTCTTGAGTCATAAGTATTTTACCTTTGTTAAAGAATACTGAATGTACGTAAAGTACCTATCTATTATAGCATACTTTTTCGTATTTGTCAAGTGTTTTTTAATAAAAAGTTAATTAAAAGTGCAAGTATCATGGGAAGTAGTATAGCTACTACACCAAAGATAGCTGAATACTGTTTAACCTCCTTCCAAAATTGTTTCTTAGCTGCTGCCTTCCTAGCTAACTCTAGTTGTTTAGCCTTCCTTGCTTCAGCCATAGCAGTCATAGCTTCGTTGTATAACTGCCCATTACCACTAACCATAAAGAGATCTTTAATCTCCTTCATAGTTTCTTGTATTTGTTTCTTGGCTAGTGCAGCTTTGACAGCATCGCCTTCAGACAAACTGCCTGAGTTTTGCGCTCTTGCTAGTTCAACCTCTGCACCACCAAGAGTCGATAGAAAACTAGAGATACTTGAGATGTCATTGGTTGTCTCAGCTACACGCTTAATAGCAGACGTAGCAGCATTAACACCAGCAACAATTGCACTTATCTCTGCTATCATTGGTTACTTCTTCTTTTTAGCCATGCGTTTTCTAGCCTTAGCTGCCGCTGCTTTACCTTTAGGGGTATAGCTGTACTTCTTTCCACCTACCATTGGCATAGTATTCTCCTTACTACCATTTAGATTTATTGGCCCAATATGCCGCAGACATCTTGCCCTTGGCTATATTCTTTGCATGTCGTGCTTTAAATGACTTACGCCTTGCTTTTTCAGAGGCTGTCTTAGGGTTCTTCCCTGCGCCACTGACTCCTTGTTGACCATACCTGATGGTCTTAATTTTATCACCTTCCTTAGCTACCACCACATGAGATTTAGTAGGGTGGTTTGGTGTACGCTTTGGTTTGTTGTAACCGCTAACTCCAGCACGTTGGAGACGCGAATCTTTTTCTTTCGCCATTACGCCGCCTTTTGTGTTTGTTTTGTAGTTTTTCTAGGTGGTGCTGTATCTTTAGCATTAAGTTCCTCTAACTCTTTAATCTTAGCCTCTAGTTCGTCAAACTTTCTGTTAACTTGGTCTACTATCTGAGTTAGTTCTGTACGTGTTACGACCATCAATTTATCCTTGTTGTAGTCTAAGGGGTTGACTTGGTTGCTGTGGTTGTTGTTGAGGTTGATTCTTTAGGTCAATCTCTTTCTCTTTCAAGAATGTCTGAGCAATCTTCATACGACGCTCAAACTCCTTGTCCTCTTGGTCACCTGCTTTAAGGTTAGCTGTGATTGCCTTAATCTGGTCAATCTGTAGCTCCTGTGGGGCAAGCTGTGTCTCTACAGCAATCTTCTGCGCTCTAGCTTGAGACTCCTGTGCTTGACCGTTAAGTGCTGCTGTCTGTGACTGCTGGAAGGCCATCTGTGCCTGTGCAGCCGCTTGTTGCATCTGCTGTTGTTCAGGTGTAGGCTGTGATGCCTGTTCTGCCTGAGCCAACTTAGCCATTAGTTCTTCACGGTTAGATAGGTTCATGTTGTCAATAATTGACTGAATCAACGTGTTGTACAGTGGAGACTCTGCTGGCATGGTTTGCAGTAGCTGCACAAGCTGCGTTACTTCATACTCACGGGCAATAATACCTAGAGTAGACGTAGTGTTAAACTTGTAGTCCTTGACAGGATAGTTCTCTGGGTCAAACTGCATGTAACGACAAGCAGCTTTCTTAACAAATGGAATTAAGAAAGACTGTTGGAAGTTAATCAAAGTACGCTTATGACGCTTGATGATTGCACCAAGGGACATACTGATACCAGCAGCCGTAGCGTCACCATTGATACTGCCGGGAATACCAGCAGAGTCAATAGCGCCTGTAGACATCTGAACCATTTTTTGTAGTTCTGCTGCCTGTGCAAATGTAATCTGACTAACTTGACCAAAGTTAAATGGATTCAGTACAGTCTTAGGGTCGCCATTGGTCAAGATGATCTTACCGGGGCGTACCTCTGGCCTAGAGCCTCTAGGAAGCCGTGTAGCGTCCATAGCCATCATTGGGTGTACTGTTAGGGCTAGTGCATCAATACGTGCACGCAGCTCTGTATCAAGAGCTTTCTGGCTGTTGTAACCCTTCTCACAAACACCACGACCCCAGAACCTACCGGGAACTACATCCCAAGGAAATGCTACTACAGGGCGATCTTGCATCATGTATGGATTAGCTTCTGCTTTTAGTAGGATGCCTCCATTAGCCACAACCACAATAGCTTCGACGTAATAGCTTGCATTCTCATCTTCTTCTTCTGATTCCTCTAGTTCAATATCAGCAATGTCTTCGTCTTCATCAAGCATTGCTTCCTTTTCGCCAATCTCCAGCAAGTAGCGAGGCACAAGACCATAGTATTTCGTTAGGCGTACTTTGTCCTCGTCGTAGCTAGTTAGGTCTTGGTCTGGCTCAAGGTCGTAGTCACTAGCCGCCTGACCTACGTATACGTCCCTGTAGACTCCTTCTTCCTGTAGTTGTTGTACCTTGTGTCGTGGTACAAACTCATCTACAGCAACGCCTATAGCGTCCTCAATGGACGTAGCTACTGGGTCAATTAGGAAGTTCTGAGGCATTACAGGGCGTAGTTTGACTACAGTACGGTCTGTAATGTTAACACCAATAGCCTGTAGCTGTCCGTCCATGATAGGCTGTGTAGCAGGAGCCATCTCTTTAATTTCTTCTAGCACTACTTCAGCTACACCAGTGCCAAATACAGCACTGTTGATAAGACATTCACCTACTTGCTTGCGTATCTGTGTCTTCTCAAAGTCCTCATGCAGCTTTTGTCGCAAATAAACGACATCTTGAGCTTCTGCGTCACCCATATCGTCGGTAATGTCAAAATAACTACCACGACCAAAGGTTGCTTCCTCAATTTCCGCTACACTGGACTCTACAGCCTGCTGTAATGCAGGTGAAATGATACGTGAACGCTCACTTTTGCGTTCCATGTCCTCTGCTGCCCAGATTCCACGCCATAAACGGTAAAATTCTTCAAATCTTTCTGCATAATTGGACTCATAGTGGTCTCGCCATGAGTCACACTTAGCCATTACCCAGTTTTCTAGGTGTTCGTCACTTGACAGAACGTCATTGTCACCATAATCCATTACTTTTTACCCCTTAGCTTCTTGTCTCTGGTTGTTTTGGCTGCTTTTTTGAATGCTTTGGCGGTAGGAGCGCCTTTAGAACCGGGTTTACGCATTGTTTCGCCACTACCGGCCTTGATGCGCTTACGTTTGGCATGAATGTTGGCATACAATCCTTTCTTGGGCATGTTAATATCCTGTTACAACGTCCAAGACCTCAAGATCATCAATCTCAAAGTCGTATGAGTAGGCTACTTTAGCCAGTTGGTCTGTGTACGCAAAGGCATCCACAAGGTCATCATGTGTTAGTACATCTGGAAACTGAAACAACTGGTCTAAGAATCTACTGTTCCATTCACCCTTGCCCAAGGTAATCTGACCGTTTTCAAATCTACCCTGTAAGGCCCACATAATTCTATCTGTTTTCTTACGGTTGCCGTGAGTTAGTTCTTCTACAACAAAGAACCTACCACGTTGCTTCATCAAGTCCATTAGGGGAGACATAACAGCTTGCTTGGAGATACCACGCTCTATGCCTACACTAATGGGCCTGTAGTCTCTAACAGCCTCAAATATCTTCCTAGCTGTCTCCGCTAAGTCCCAGCGACCATGTATGATGTTCTCTAGGTGCCATCCGTTTTCATTTACTTTTACAACAGCAATAGCTGATTCATCCAGCTTAGAGTTTTTAGTTCTCTTTTTACTTACGTCCTCAAAGCCAGCTAAGTCAATGCTTATGTAGTAGTCACCTATCTCTGGTGTTTCACCAAACTTAACCCAGTCCTCTTTAAACATCTCTGAGCCTCTAGCTTCAAAGGATGCCATAAACTCTTGACGGAAGGCATAGGATGACATAGACTTTTTAGCTAGGTTAATTTCCTCTGGGTCTAACAACTCATTGTCATAACTTGTAAAGTGCCATGCTGCATAGGACTCATCGTCCTCTAGCTCTGCGTACTTGTACAGGTCATAGAAGTGATTACGACCCATAGGTGTACCAATAAACAATGCAGCACCCTTTTGGTCAGCCAATGCAGGTCTAAGGATTTGCTCAAAGACCTCTGGCTTCATGTCGGCGTACTCGTCCATCACTAGGAACTTTAGTGATACACCACGCATAGTCTCAGGTCTATCAGCACCTTTGAGGCTGATTGTAGCACCGTTGACCAACTTAATCTGTAGGTTGTTAATGTGACTAGAGGTTACAACAGGGTGCGCCAGCTCCAATAGTGTTTGCCACATGATGTCTCTGGCCTGTCCCTGTGTTGGAGCTACATAGAACACATGGCCTTTGTCTGCCTGTAGAGCATTTACAATCAGCATCCAAGCTGCTAGTCTTGATTTACCTGTACGTCTACCAGCAGCTACAATCTTAAATCTAGTAGGGTCTTCCCATACTTGTTGCTGCCAATCCAGTAGTTGTATGTTAAGATCAGTCATTACTTCTCAGTAGTGTTGTAACGTCTACCTTCCCAAGTAAATGTCTTGTTTCCTTTTGCTTTAGCTGCTCGTTGTGCTGCTCTAAATGACTTAGCTGACTCAGTGCTTTTTCTATATGTAGGATAGTCAGAAGGATTAGTACGACTACCTCTAGGCTGTGGTTTAGCTTTAGGCTTTGGTTCTGCTTGAATGCCGTTACCGTTACTGCCTGCTTTTCCTGCTGCAAAACCCCCTGCTGCTCCTGCTGCTAAGGCTTTTCTTCCAGTATCTCTAGTAGCTCTTTGACTTTTTGTAACAGGTGCAATTTTCTTTTGGCCCGGAGTAGGTTTAGTTACCATATCCTTAGCATGTTTTTGAGCTTCTTCTATAACTTTCTTGCTATACTTTTTGCCTGCTTCTTTAAGACCTTTTTGAGCAATGAATCTTGCTGCTGCTGCTACTAGTGCTGGTACTGCCATTAGGGTTTCCTTACTTGGTTAATGGTAAAACACTTGACGATATATTCGTCTAAATCTTTTTCTTCCTCACATTCATACTCAGCATCTAAATCAGGATCACCGTCCCAGTTTAGATCTTCTTGTTGTGCTAAGGTCTTTAGGTACTCTCTGTTAGTGTTTACTAACATTTAACTATATGTCCACATTACAGGTGTATCAGTAACCCTAATGTCTACATGCACAAAGCCTCCGGCAACACCAATACCAGTAAAGCCTAACTTAATAGCATTCTTTACTATAGTGTACCTTTGTAGCCCAGAGGATACAGCTATGTCCGCTGCAATACCTTGTGCATGTGTACCGGGAGTGTTTTTTCTTAATTCAATAGGATGGTCAGGGGATCTATAGCCACTTGTGATTACAAAAGGAAAACCACAGTGTTCTCTAAGCTCATCTAGTGCATGGATCAGTTCATCTTCAATCTCATTCTCGCCTGTGGCTTGACACACAAACTCTTCCCTGTCGAAGTATTTAAACATCCGTATATTCGCCCTCTATAAATGAGTTATCACTCATCTGTGGTTCTTTAGTAACATCAGTTTCAACAGACCCCGCACCTATACCAGAGATGGTTATAGACACCGCAGATCTACCTCCAGCACTATCTTTCTCAAAGTAGCTTAGAGGTAACATGCGATCCATCACTA